CATAAATCTTTTGCAGCCCATATTTCTGTTTTTATTGATTCTGTTTGAAAGTCACTCAAATCAACTTCAACATAAGAACCTCCACGTACTTTATCTATGCCATACTTTGACATGTATTCTTTGGTAATTTTATCTTCTTCAAAGATTGATACATTTTCAATTGTTTTGACTAAAGAGACTGGTTTGTATTTCTTCGTCCATGCAGACCCAGAGCCACTTAGATGCTGTTGATATCTCTTGGATACATCTTCGCTCTTCCCTACATAGTACCTACCTCCTTCAAGGCGAATAACATAGATATTAGTTGTTGCCATTTTTGTGTTAGTGTAGTACTCTAACGCAAAAAAGATTCAATTTTAATAAGACTGTGTTAAAGGAGATGGTTCTTTCTCTTGCAGATTTTAATCAACTAACATGTTAATAACAGCCAAAAGGCTTACGCAATGAAGGTGGTTTTCTAGTAAGGCCTGCCACCAGACTGTAGAGTCATTCTCAAAGTTTGACCATTGCCAGTGGTTCATAATAGAAGTAAGTTGCTCTTTTTCTGTAGTTGTAGTAAATGTAGAAACGAGTCCTTCCTGAAAAAAAGTATTCATATCATCAAATACATGCTTCTGAACTTCCTTATTGAGAGAGTTCATAAATATGCGAAATTTGTTAATCGCCTTATACGCTGTAAACTTTCCAACGAGTGTTTCTCTGGCTGTATCGCATTGCTGTGTCGTGTCGTTAGAAGACATCTTTATATATAATCATATCAAGCAGGATTTAGACCCTTCAATCCTGTGTTAAAGGGGTTTGTGTTTCACTTTCTGCCGCGACGAGTTTTACGAGCCTTCCTCTTTGACTTCGAAGCCTTTGGAGAAGTATTCGGAGACAGTCCTTGTATTTGCTGAGATGCTTTCCAGTTCTTGATATGAGGATACAGCATATTTGCCTGATTCTTCCCAAACTTTCTTGATATTCTATTGTACGCTTTCACCCAGTTGGGACGAGCGTTATTGAAATAACCTATGTTCGTGTCCATTCTACTTATAGAATTACTTTCTAGATTTACGGCTTTTGAGAGCCGTGCGTCTCTTCACATTTCTTTTGCGAGTCATTCTTCCACCAGTCAAATACACATCTTCAGCCTTCGTAAGTGCTTGATAGAATGTACCATTATCTACAACCAACCCTCCATGTAACTTATATCCTTGATGTATATGATCATGAATTTGAGATACAAAATATTCAGGAGTTTCGTCACTTACAATATCATATCTTATACCTATCTTTTGACTTGCAGCCATTTTCTACTTTATAAGATGATAATAAATATTCGGGGACTATAGGGGCTGTGTTAAAGGGTGTTTGTCTTTAATTAATTGATTTCCCAAATGCCTTTTCGACACAGAGGGCATGTTAAAGGGTATTGTTTAGTTTTGTTTGACCACGATATCCAACATTTGAGGCATAGTCTGTGATTTTCACACGGTATCTGAATCATATCTTTATGTTCCAAGCATACTGGACAATCCCCTTTTACATCTAAGAATTCAATCTTTCCAATCATCATTGCGCAGTCTACGCAGAGGTCGCCGTGAGTATTCAACATGTACTGAGGTCGTTTTTGTCCACAAAATCTATAATTATGACATTCTTTGAGTTCGCAGCCATGGACGCATGAATCTTTACGAGAATATTTTACAGTACAGTCAAATTTGTCACAAACATCGAACTCTTGGTCTTCCCCTTCATTCTTACATCCACAAGATTGTTCGAAGCATTCGCCTTTACCAGAGCAGCCATTCATAGACTTCTTTTTATTGTTTATAAATTAAGTTATATCTTTAAAAAACATTTATATTCTAGGAATTGTGTAAAATGGGGTAGGTTAGTGAATTTAACACCTTCAGAATTTCTTTTATATCTTTACGCAATTCTACAACTTCATTATATACTTCATTAATAGTCTTTTCCTCCGCAGTAATCATTAAAGGTTTGGTAACCTTTGTTTTTTTAGATTGGGCTACCTTTGGCGTAGAAATAATCTCTCTATACAATTTACTTTTCAGATAAATATCATATCCTTTAGTTTTTTTGACATCTCTAATAAGTTCTAATGATTTCAATTTGAATGCAATACTACCTGGGGTTCTACGATGAATATTCGCAATTTCCATTATATTCATTTCATTTATAAAATATTCTGTTTTAATATTTTCTAATTCTTTTTCACTCCATGGTTCTTTTTTACGATTATAATAATCAAGTGTATTTAATATAGTATCTTCCGTATCTTCATCATGGTTTTCTTGATTACTTGCATATTTGTATATTTCTTCTTGTATTTCAGCTCTTGTTAATCTTGTATATTTTTCAATTTCTTCCATTGATAATTTATTATTAAACCAATAATCAGTAGCCACTGCCCTTAATCTTAAATTAATACTTTCGACGGTTCGTTCATGTTCTAATGCAATTTCATAAATAGTCTTCTTTTTACGTATTAAATTTAATAATTTAATAATTTCTTCATTGCACCATTCTGGATCTTTCTTTCTTTTTAGTAAAGCATCTTCTTTTGAACATTCTAAAGCTTTATTCTCTTGAGATACCATTTCTAAAAACTTATCAATTGCTTCACTTCTAAACCATTCGCCACAGATTTTATATTCATGTAATTTTTTATGAAATATCTTTTCATCTTTCATTGTTAGATTTGGATACCAATATAGTAAAGTTAAATCATGAATAGATACTTTATTTTTTATTTCTTCAGGGCATATACAAGAATAAAATCCTTTATATGCTATTCTGTTCCATGCATTATTCGTACAATGATTCCCTATCTTTATTGCGTTAATATGAATTGATTTATAAACATATACGCCCATTGTATATCTTTATAATTGTATCTTAAAGTATTGAAGAAGAAGAAAACCCAACTGTGTAAAAGGGATTGTTTTGTGTTTTCGGCTTGCTTGGAATTTGGGGCTTGGGTTGGGTTTGGCAAAAAAATTGATTTCGCATTTGGCGCCTTTAACCCGTCCCCGTTCAGAACTTACAAACATGGCGTCTTCTGTCGAGTATGCCGTAGGAAGCATCGATGAGCGCGGATACCTCAAGTCTTTCGACCGCAAGGGTTTCACACCCCAGAAGTGTATTCTCGAGCTGGTCGCCAACACTTTGGACGCAATGGACAAGGTCGGTCGTCACCTGAGCCTCTCTAAGAAGTTGGCCTTCCACGTCACTGAGGGTTTCATTTACATGATGGATAACGGAATCGGCATGGGCAGAGATGCGGCAAAGAATATGTTCTTTCTACACCACGAAAATCACCACGGGGATACGAGTCGCGGAGTTTCTGGAATCGGTGCCAAGCCGTCTCTTTCCATCCTAAGTGAGGTAAAGACCGTGCACTTGTACACTCGTATGCCTGAGGGCGAGTATCTTCATATTATCGTGCCTTGGGATATGATTCACCGCGAGGGCAGGTACACAGGGATGATTAGCGTATGCGCCATGACCGATGAAGAGAAGGCGGAGTTTGAGAGTCAGCGCGAGACACGGCAAATGATGAGCAGCAGTGGTGCGCACGGCACGACTATCAAGTTCCCTTACAATGAGAAGCTGAAGCGCACTCTCGAGGACAATTTCCTGCCTATCAGTGGCGAGAACGAGGATACTAAGCCTCTTGACCGCATCGGCATTGTCTTTGGACGTGATGAGTTTGAGTGCGTGTACACCCACTACGAAGGAGATTCTTTCCTTCTTAAGAAGTACAACTATCTCCAAGGTGCTCAGCCAGAGTTCTATCGTGGAAAGTCTGAAGAGATTATTGAGATGTGGGTAACTCCTGATAAGCGTCAGCGCTTCATCTGGAAGAATACCAATGGCGAAGACTACGAAATCAATGCATCAGGACGCGGCTGGAAGAAGGAGCCTGAAACTGTTACTGCGAATACAAACAATTGTAAGAAGCTCGGAGAATTTACTGTAGCTGTAGGACTACGAAAGAATCTTACATTCTTTAATCACGAGCAACCTGTACTACCTGAAGGCGCGTCGCCTGAGAAGAATGTAAATCCTTACCATATTGAACATCTAGGTAAGGACTGTATAGACTTTCTTTCTCAGTTCAAGCTTGTGCGAAATGGGCAACTCATTGGTCTCATTCCTGCACCTGATGTAAAAGTCAGTAGTCATCGTGCTGGTGCGAATATGTTCATGAATCTCGTAATGATGCAGTGCGAAGTCCGTTATAACCCTGTGTCGAACCAGGACAACCCCCTGGATCATGCGATGAATATCCAGGAGAACAAGAATCAGTATGACGGCTCTAGCGTAGATAAGAAGTTTACGCGCCTTCTGTTGGCCATCAAGAAGAAGAAGGCTACGGAAATCTGGGAGTACTTTGAGAGTACTGTGAAGGCTTCTCTTCCTGTTGCACCTGCACCTCTAGAAGTAGAGTCTGAGGAAGAGGAAGAGGAAGAGTCAATGAATTCCGATAGTGTAGAGAATCTTATTGTTCACATGAGAGATGCTGCTGTAATTGAATCTGCTCCTGTATCTGTATCTGCATCTGCATCCGCATCCCCAGGACAGCCAACTACAATCTTTGACTTTCTCAGCACTGTAACGAATACTGCCGAGGCACAACGACGAAATGTAAGCCCTGAGAACTCCGTGGAAGATGCAGAAGCTGCAGAAGACTATATCATTCCTGTTGATTCTCAACAACATGTGCGTGGTCATGAACTAATTCAGCAACTACAGAGGGTACTTGCATCCATTGATGCATCTGCCCAGTATACTGACGAAAACACCATTCGCATCTTCAGTGCGCTAATGAATTACTGATAAACCGTTAAAAAATAGAGGTGGCAACCTATATTTTTTAATGAGACTGTGTTAAAGGGTTTTGTTTGGTTTGGTCTTTTAGTCTTCACCGCATCCTGGGCAACGGCGCACACGATTGGGACGGAAAGTGTCGTCAGGCTTGCGGACACGGCGAGGAGCCATCTGATCTTTTCTCCTCATCATACGGCATCCTACGCACTTCTCTCTCTCGAAACGAGCAGGAGCAGCAGCAGCTGTGCCACCACTTATACGAGAAGCGGTAGAGCGCATCGCCGCATTTGCAATAAAGGGGGGAAGCGGAACAATAGGAGCAACAGGAGCAACAGGAGCAACAGGAGCAATAGGAGCAATAGGAGCAACAGGAGCAACAGGAGCAACAGGAGCAACAGGAGCAACAGGAGCAACAACACGACGATCGGTCATAGCATTTATAACAGTAAGAAGATCTATTTGACCACCACCGCTAAGACTACGCACGAACGCATAATAGCGTTCTATGATATTCTGCATCTGGTCATAGTCTTCACGACTGAATACGATAGGGGCACGAGTAGCAGTAGCAGTAGTAGTAACAGCACGACGACTAGCCATGAGTGCAGAATAGCGTCCTGTGAGATTGTGCATCAGGTCATACTCTTCACGACTGAAGACGATAGGGGTACGAGGATCAGGGGTACGAGGATCAGGGGGAGGGGCATGGACAATGACAAGGCTACGAGGATCAGTACCAGGGGCATGGGCATGGGCAGGAGCAGGAACAGGAGCAGGAGCAGGAGCAGGCCTCTCACCCGTATTAATCGTCGCACGACAGCAAGGACAGGTTGAAGACCTACCATACGAACCCATACTTGTGTAGCACCCTAGACAGACCGTGTGCTTACAAGGTAGAGTAAGTTGTCCTGTAGTGGCTCCATTCTCATAACAGATAACGCACTCCCACGGTTCAGAGGTCGTGGCTTCCTGAGTAGTACTGACTGTTGCCATGTTTCTTTGTAATCGGACATGATTCGTAGTGCAAGGCAACCATCAATTTTTATTTTAGAAGATAAAATACTGCTCTTATAATAGAAGCACGATGTCTAATCGAAATCTTCAAAAAATTGTGGAAGACATGGAATACGGACAATCATGGGCGAATCAACCGAATGTATATACGAGTACTCAAGGCAGTAAACAAGTGTTGTCTTTAAATGCGCCCGAATATGTTCCCCTTCCGCGTAAGAATCCTCCATTGCAAATTTCAGAGAATAATATCCAAAAACTGAAGACAATGACCAAAGAAGAAAAGGAAGAGTTTTATGCACCGCGTAGAAAATATATAAGTGGTTCTGCTGAAGAAATTTATTTACCTAGTGCTAATAACGCTAAGAAAATATATGCACAGAAGATGAAGAATTATGAGCACGGAATGAAACAAATATCAAAACTAACCGGCTCTAAACAAAACAATATTAAGAGTCGTAAGGCGCGTAAGAGTAGTAAGAGTCGTAAGAGTCGCAAATCTCGTAAGAGTCGTAAGAGTCGTAAGTAATAATAAACTTTATATCTTTATATTAGAATGCAAAATGAAGAGTATAACGGAAAAATAAATCCTGGTGAACTCTGTGCATTCATGTCAAAATACGCAAATATGCTTAACCATGTAAATGAGATGTATGACAAGGCTACAGTAGATATGAAAACTGTGTTTTTAGATCCAAATATATCTATGGAAGAAAAACAAAAAGTATATGACTGCTATAACACTCTATATATGACTTGGCGTGATTCTTGTAGGCTAGGTCCTCCTCCTATGGACTTCCCTCCACTTGAAGAGTTTATGGCAGCTATCGTTGAAAGAGTGGGAGGTGGTCGCAAATCTAAAAAAAGTCGTAAGAGTCGAAAAGTTTTAAAAAGCCGTAAGTAACTTACTCCTCTGACAGACAGTCTAGTTTCTGATAGCGGAATCCTGAAACCTCCATACTCTTCATAACCTTATAAATATCTTCCTTAGTACGGACTTGAAGACCAATTACTACTGGTGCAGTTTCCTTGTTAATTGACCTCGTATAACGGAAGTAAATAATATCATCCGTTGGACCCAAAGTTTTCAGAACAAACTCTTTGAGAGACCCTGCTTTCTGCGCAAAGTGAATCTTAAAATAGTGCTTGAGACCCTCATATACCAAAGACTTTTCCAAAATCTCTGGCATACGAAATACATCCGAATTCCCTCCTGAAACAATACTCACAATATTCTTACCCTCTAGCTGAGGATACATATCTAGAGCACAGAGTGAGAGAACTCCTGCCGGTTCAATAATGAAACCATTCTCATTATACAACTGAACCATCTTTGAACATACATGTCCCTCGTGAACAAGTATCATATCATCAAGATTCTTTTTACAAATGGGAAAGTTCAAGTCACCCACTCGTTTCATAGAAGCACCGTCCACAAATGTATCAATCTTATCCAACTTTACAACTTGGTTCGCTTTGAAAGCAGCGTACATAGAAGGTGCACCAAATGGCTCTACTCCAATAATTTCCGTATTCGGTGAAACTTCTTTGATATAACTGGAAACTCCCGCAGCTAAACCACCACCACCTACAGGAAGAAACAAGTAGTCAATGTGCCGCTCTTTCATTTGCCAAATAAGTTCTACACCTACTGTTGCCTGACCTTCAATCACTTTCTCATCGTCAAACGGATGTACGAATTCCTTATCTTGTTCCCTTGCATGTTTCTTCGCGAACTCAAACGATTCATCCAGATTCGAACCACGCAGAAAGATATTTACATTCTTCCCACCAAACTGCTTCACCTTCTGAATCTTCTGCTGTGTCGTAATAGTCGGCATGAAGATATCTCCCATGATGTCAAGATTACTACAACTAAACGCCACTCCTTGTGCATGATTACCCGCTGAACACGTTACTACAGCCTTTGCATCTGAAGAAAACATCTTATTGTAAGCACCTCTGAGCTTGTACGAACGTACAGGACCCAAGTCTTCACGCTTCAGATATACATTTGCCTTGTGGCGTGCAGATAATTCAGCACTGAACTGAAGAGGTGTTGGTTTGCATACAGGCGCGATACGCTTCACCGCCTTTTCAATGTTTATCATCTTCGGATAATAAGCCATGTTTTACTTGGTTACTGTGTTAAAGGGGTTGTTGGGGAGTCAATTTTAGGGTTCGAGATAGGGGCGAAAAAATTGATGGGCTTATCATTCATAGCGTATGGTCACATGCTAAAATGAGCGAAGACTATGGGAAGATGACGAATCTAGAGCTAGTAAAAGTTTGTAGAGAGCGGGGTCTTATAATAAAAGGCAATAAGGCAGATTTGGTCGGGCGTCTTCGAGATAACCCTCCAATAAAGAATATTGAAACTCCTCCTGAATGGTATACTCTTAACCCTATTCCTTTCATGCTATTTCTTCAATTTATCCGCCTTATATACAATGTCCTTGAAGCAAAGACAAATCCTGAGTCTAAGGAAGATGAATTTGCCAAAGAGGCGTGGAAAGCATTTCACAATTTGTCTGATGAGGAATCTAATACATTTCATAAGGAAATGCTAATGTATAGAGCCTATACTATGGCTTGGGGAGTTTTCCATCAAAACCTCATGTCATCCTTTGAAGGGTGGACGAACTGTCACACAGGTCATGAGAGTAAATGCGACCTAGTGAATAATATTAAGAAGTGGGTAGCAGAATTGAAAAATAATGTAAATACCATGAACAGTGATAGCCAAAATAGTGTAATTCAGAAATTAGTGAAACAAAAGAATAAAAAGTATACGCCATATCTTGTCATTATAAATGGCGGAATAAAAAGGAAAACTGACAAGCACGGTATTGAGTGGATAAGTGGAAAGGATTTCTATGCTGAGCTTTCTGGTCGTGAGAGTTTCATGAGTGAGATTCTTACTGTAACGAATAAGTTATTCAAAGATCATAAGACATTCAAGTCTCTGTATGACTCGCTAGAGCATGTATAGATAACTTCTATAATGCCAAACTATATGTTTTTTGCTACCCACACCATTAGTTTTATGCGGTAAAATTAAAGAGAATGGAAGATATTACCAACGATGTAAGTTGGCACTCGCAACTGGAACGCGTTATCTCTGATGAGGGAGAACGTTGTCTCTGTTTTTCTTGGCTGCACGGCAAGTCACAAAAGATGTTTTCCAAGTTGAATACTATGATTTCTATCCCGGTTATCATCATGTCTACAATCGCCGGCTCTGCGTCAATCGGCTCCGCAAACTTATTTAGCAATGCAACGATTGCTGGCGTTTCAATCGGTGCGATAAGTTTGATGGTGGGTGTTTTAAATACGGTTTCCAGTTATTTTGGGTGGGCAAAGCGTTCCGAAGCGCATAGGATTGCGGCAGTGACTTACGAAAAGGTATACCGCTTCATCTTGATTGAGTTGGCCATGCCTCGTGAAGAACGCATGGTGGCCAGAGACATGCTGAAAGTTGTACGCGATCAGTGCGACCGCCTGCAGGAAACGAGCCCCCAAATTCCTGACCAAATCATCTCGGAATTTAAGAAGAAGTTTGGTGATTCAACTCCTGACCTCAAGAAGCCCGAAATCACGAATGGTCTGGATCCCATCTTCGTATATTCGGCTGATACCGCCGGACCCTCTAGGCGTGCTGTGAGACATGCGCCTCAAACTACAGCAGAACCCCAAACTCCTGTGGAATCAGCAAGTCCCAGGCCGCCGTCTGAACTTACAATTATTCCAGTCGCAACAAAGAGTTCGGCCGTTGTAGTTCCTAC